CGGCACGTATGCGGGAGCATTCCAGCCATCGCCGAGCGCGATCTGCTCGTCTGCGCTATTGACGATCTTCTGTGCGCCATCGGGGCCAGTGACCCACTTCGGAAACTCTTGATATTCCATTTCGTCGCCCATAAAAAAACCCGGCGCTTGGCCGGGTTCGGTTAATCCATTAAGCAAGTTATTCGACATGCTTCCAAGTCTGCCGTTTCTTGACCATATCTATGGTCGATCGCGGGATGCAAAGTCGGCGATGAAGCTGCAACGTAGTCTCAGAGCTTGCGCGAATCTCTCGCACAATGTCCTCATTCAGCTTCGCCATTCCGTGCGATGTTCCGCGCAACGTCCCGTAGTTATGCCTCCCCTTTTCCATCTTGTCGTCCATGTTGACTTGTTGGTCGCCAAGAAACAGATGATCTGGATTCACACAAAGAACGTTGTCGCACCTATGGCAAACGTAATGCGTTTTGTACGCGCTATCCTGATTCGCAGGGATTTCTCCCTTATAGATGAACCACGATGCGCGGTGCGCAGGTATCGGGCGAGTGCCGTCGTAGTTGAACTGACCGTAGCCTTTTGGCGTGCGCGAAGCAGTCCATATCCAACAACCCGTTTCAGCGTCAACCCGTACGCGCTTCTCAAACCGCGCCTTAACCGTCAATCCGTGATACTGCTTCTGCGACGGATTGTTAGGATTTCCGCCCCTGCGCATGCGCTCGTAATGCGTATTGCACATATCGCGCGAGCGCGCGGGCTTTTCGCAACCCTTAATGCAGCAAAGTTTCATGTGACAACCCCGTCAGATGTGGAAACATCACTGTAACCACATCTGACGTATAGATCAATGAATATCTACGGTTGTCGTGCTGTATACCCTATCGAACGATGCGACAAGCCAGTTCCGGGTATAGCGCCGACCATCCGTAAAGGACATCAATTCTACACGGCACAGTGTCGGTGCCGATCGCGTACTGACGCGAGATACGCATCGAAATGCCCTTGTGCATGCGACGCGCGCCCCATGCGCCGTACTGCGCCACGTCTTCCAAGTCAGCCGTAACCAGCGTGAAAGCGTCCTTGTGATAGGCCAGGTTGGCGGTGTAGGCGGTCGATGCCGTCACGTCCCACGTCACGACAGCCGCGTTCGCCGGGCCAGCCGAAACCGTCTGATACTGCTGGTTCGATGCCGCGGTGTTGATCGCCGGGAAGATCGCCAGCGTTGCGTTGCCCGAGCCGTCGGCCGTTGCAGCAGCCGTCACCGTGAACTGACGCAGCACGCCGGTCGACTGGCGGTTCTGCGGGTTCACTGCGAACACGCCAGCGATCGTGAAGGTGTCGCCCTTCGCAACCGTGCCGCCTGCGCCCAAGCCCGTAACGAGCAGCGACGAGCCGGTCTGGCCTGCGCCCGATACCGTGCCGTTGGTGCGCGTACCGGTCACGAACGTGTTCACGTTCTGATCCATGCCGACGTCGAAGCCGAGCGACGAAGCAGCGAAAATGCCGCTTTCGTACTGCTCGCCGATCTTGCCGGACGGGTTGAACAGGCCGGCAGCGCCCTTCACCATCTTGGCGTTGGTCGACGGGTCCCACACGACCGAGCGGCGGCCGTCGCGCGGCGTTGCTTCGTTGTCGAGCTTCGCGCCTGCGTCGAGCAGCACCTGAATGTCGCTCGGGACCGTGCCGACGGTGCCGACGGTGTTCGCCACGTTGGCCGCGAGTGCCAGGCCGTCGAAATCCAGCTTGTTGGCGATGGTCGCCATTGCCGGCTTGATGTAGCGATCGGCGAACTCGTCGACGACGAGCGTCAGTTCTTGCGAGCTGAACGTGAAGTCGACGTGGAACTGGGTCGTCAGGCTGACCGGCACCGACGATTCGTTCACGTTTTCGAGGTTCAAGTTCGGGCCAGTCGTACCGACGAAGCGGTTCGGCTTACGTGCGTTGACCGTCGAGCCGATCTTTGCGCCGGAGACTGCGAATTCCTTGCTGTATTCGCGGTTCGTGCGCGACGTGAAAGCAAGGTTGTTCTCCAAGATCATCAGCGATTCATCGAGGATCTTGGTCGGGGTGAGAAGCGTATTTGCCATTTAAGTGTCAGCCTTTGTTTCGTTTCTTCCACGCGATGTATTCCGCCGTCGACGCGAACTCAGCCGGTTCGACAGGTGCGGATTTGCCGCCAACCGGGGTAATCGGTGCGGGCGCTTTGGAAACTTGTTTCGGGGGAGTGGCTTGAGCGACCTTCGCCTCTAGGCGGGCCAGTTCAAGCGCCATGCGCAACGGTGGGAGGGAAAGAACGCGCTCGGCGGCTTCGGGGTCTTGACCCAAGGCATGCAGCACCTTGTGGCCGTTATCCATCGCCGTGACGGCTTCCAGGAACTCAGCAGGAGCACCGCCAAGCATCTTGAAAGTGCGCAGCGACGAATCCCAATCAGCAGAGAATTCCTTTTTGCCTGCGTCGAATACGCTGTTGCAGGCTTCGTCGAACTTCTCTTGTTGGATCAGCCGCTTTGCTTCCGCGCGGATCTGGTCTGGCGTCATCTGCTGGCCGGGCTGGTGCTCGGTCTGCGGCTGAAGCTGTCGCAGTTGCGCTTCGAGTGCTTCGCGCTGTCGCTTTTCCTCGTGTTTCTCACGCGTTAGCTGGTCGATTCGCCGTTGGACCCAATCACTCTTGGGTTTTTCCTGCTGCGGCTGCTCGGCTGCTTGCGTGCTTTGCTCGGCGCCCGGTTCCGTGCTGACTTCTGCGGGCTGTTGCGCCTGTTCCTGCTCCGTAGGCGTGACGTTTTCAAGCTGTGATGCGTTGTCTTCGATTTGCATGGACTGAGCCAAGGATTGAGCCCGGTGATGCCGCGCCGGTACGGTGGTTAATGCGAATTCGGTTTAGCGCTGGCCGCCGATGATGTATTGCTCAGCCGCCGGCACGATTGCGCCAGCCGTCGTGTTCACGAACTGGATCGCCAGCGTGTTCGCCGCGGACACACGCACGTTGCCGATGCTCAGACCGACCTGATGCGATGCCTTGTTGATGTCGATCGAGTCGCCGAGCTGCAAGCCTGGCACGGCGAACGTCTGCTCTGCGCTGGTGTTGGCGCCGACCGATGCCGGCGTGAGCGTCTGGCGGATGATGAACAGCGTGCTTACCGGCGTCTGGTTCGAGCCGTCCTGCAAAATTCCGATGTAGCCGGGCATTCTTGTTCCTTATTGAGCGGGCAAAGAAAAACCCGCACTAGGCGGGCTCGGTTGTTGTTGCATCTGCTGCATGGGGTCAGGCGGTGGAGCGCCGCCATCTGGCGCGCCGGTCTGCATCATCTGCATGACGACTTGCGTTGCAACATGCGCGATCACCTGCGGGTCGATCTCGGGCAGCGCAGCAATGCGCCGGGTTTCGGCGTCGTATGCTTTGATGTTCGTTTCCTGCTGATCCTGTCCCTGCTGCGCCTCTTGAAGCTGCTGCGACAGGTGCTCGATCATCTGGCCCATGTGCGCCATCTTCTGCTGCATGTCCTGCTCTTGCGGGCTCGGACCTTCGCCCAAGATCGCAGGCGGGATCGTGCGATGCAGACGTTCTGCCACTTCCTCGGCCATCGGGAAGTCAGCAGCCTTGAACAGCAGGTCGCCGGCAACCTTCATGAGCTCCTGATCCTGGCCCATGATCTGAGTCAGCGCGTTGAATGCTTCCTGACGGCGCGTTTCGTAGTTCGGGCCGACCTCGACAGTCACGTCGTAACGCCCGATGCCGGGGTTGAAGATCAGTTGCACGTCTGAGCCGCGCTCCTTCTCAGGCGGCGCCGGCTGGCCGTCAGGCGTACCGACCGGATGCGGCTGGTCCGGATCGAACTGCGCGAACGTCTCTGTGCCGTCCTCGCCGATGATGCGAATCACTCGCGCCGTGTCGTAAATCTTCGGGATCAGGTCAATCAGCACGCGTCCAGTGAAGCGAATGGCGCGCGCAACGTTGTCAATAAAGTGATACGTCGCACGATCGCCCTGCCGCTGGCGCGCCTGGATCGCCACGCCTGCTTGCGCGTTCGACTGCTGGCCGAACTGCTCCTGATACTGGCCCGACGCCATCATCAGTTCCTGCTGCGCCGTTTGCATGCCTTGCAGGTACGCAGAAGCGCCTACAGGAGGCTGCTCGCGCTGCGGACGCTCAATGGGCTGCCCGTCCTCTCGCAGCCCGTTGTAGGGCAGATACGGCAGGTTGTCCTTGTTCGCGTTCGCCCACTCGGATTCGAATCCCTCGAATGCTTCGACGGGGCCGACGAAAGGCGTCTTCGTCTGAAGCGCGATGTACTCGACCTGTGCGCTGCTCATGTAGTTATACATGCGCTGCGCGTCTTTCATGCTGCGCGTGTGACCCTTGCGCTCGATCTTGCCGTCGATGACGATCTCTTCGCCGATCACGCGCACGATCGGGACATAACGCCCCGCCCACGGCTTTTCGTCGATGACCGTATCGCCAGCGATCAGATACCAGGTGATCTGCGGCGAGCTCACCGGGCGCTTCTGCACGCTCGGATCGTTCTCAATGACCTTGCGCTCTGCCGGATCTTGCACGTCTGACAGCATCATCGGGCCGTTGACCGGATGATTGATGAGCGTGTCAGTCTTCGTCGTCTTGCGGAAGTACTCGCAGACGCGGATCTTGTCCTTCGACAGCCAGGCGCTGCCGGTCGTGTCGTCACCAAACGCCACGCTGCGCGCTTCCTCGCCCGGATAGGTCGCCTCGAACTCAGTCTTCGACATGTCTTCGAAGACAAAGCCGTACTTGGCATCCGAGCCGTCGGCCGACTCGATGTCGCAGTCGAGATAGACCGTCAGCGGGTTCTTGACGCGGCGCAGGAATATCTCTTGGTCAAAAGAGCCGTCGTGCGCGTACTCACACACCACACGCCAATACCCGATGCCGGCCTGTACAGCAAACTCCGTCGCCGTGTCGTAGACGATCTCGGCGTGCGAGTTGTACTCGATATGACGAACAATCCCGTCAAGAATCTTCGCGATTTCAATATCAGCGTCACCGTCGACCGGCAGCGTCTTGACCGACGGCTTGTTCTGTTTCGCATCGTTGATGATCTGCAGATTGTGCTGGCGCGTCTTGTTGATCGTCAGGCAGGGACGGCTGTCGCCATCGCGCGCATTGCGGATCTGGTCGGGCCATTGCCAGCCGTTGTCACTGTCGCCATTGGCAAACTTCAGATCTTCGACGAAGCGCTTGCGGAACTCGCTTTCGTGTTCCTCGCAGCGTGCGAAACGCTCTTTCGCCTCAGCGACAATCTTTGCCTTCGGGTCTTCCTGCTTTTTGCGTGCCATTTATGCGAGCCAGCCGCCAGCACCGACAATCGTGCGACGGACAATAGGTTTCTGTGGTTTCGGAGCCTTGCCGGCGCGTCGTGCGCCCTCGCAGGCGTATCGCAGCGCGTCGATGACGTGGTTGTCCTTGTCTTCGAGCATCGGCAGGATGGCGCCCGTCAGCGGGTCTTCCTTGTACTTGTAGAGCGTGAGCTCGTCGATCAGGTGCTTGCAGCGCGGATGAACGATGATGTCGAACGACTTCAGGAACTCGACGCCCTCTTCCAGCGATTTCGCGCCCTTAATGGCCGGCCGGATCTTCGGAAAGCCGTTCTTCTGCATGTGGCTGATCGTCTCGGGTCGCGCTGAGTCAGCCGTGATCGGCCACTTCTCTGCGTCAGGCACGCCCATGAACAGTTCCGGCAAGTTCACGATCTCGCAGCCGACCATGTACGCCTCATAATCGACGTACAGCAGGTTCCCTTCGATGTCGCAGCGGATCAGCACGCTTGGATCGACAGAGAAGCCCCAATCCGCGCCGAGCCGGTGAATCGTTCCTGCCGGCCGTTCGAATTCCTCGATACGCCAGTTCTTGAATACGCGCGCTTCGCTGTTCTGCTGGTATGCGCCAAGCCAGATGTGAGCGTATTTGTCCGGGTCGCGCCGCTTGTCGTACTCCATTTCAATGCGCAGCTCGTCAGGCAGCCACGGATTGTCCATGTAGTTCGCCTCGACCACGACAGCGCCAGGCGGCGGTTCGTCGCCCCGCAGCAGCGCATCCACCGGGTCTGTCGACTCGCGCGGGTTCCATGAGAACCAAAGCTCCGACCCTGGCTTGCGGATCGTCGGGCGCAGCAGGTCAAGCGATCGCTGGCTCAGGCTCTGCGCTTCTTCCACCCATGCGATGTCGAAGCCTTCCAGCGACTTGATCGACTCCGCGGTATGGTTCTGCATGCCCTGAAACATAATCAGGCCGCCATGCGTCGACTTGATCTGCGCGTCTTGCACGTCGAAGTAGGCGCCGGCATTGAGCGCGGCAATCTTCCCTTCGAGCAGCTTCTTGACCGACTGCTTGAGCGACTTCTGAACCTCACGCACGCACACCGCATCGGTCTTTTCCATCACCGAGCGCTCAATCAACATCTCGCCGAAGAAGTGCGATTTACCCGAGCCCCGCCCGCCGTGCCCGCCCTTGTAGCGCGCGGGATCAAGCAGCGGGACGAATACCTTAGGCGTTTGAATTTGGAGGATTGACAATTACGCGCTCGATCTTGGTTATGGCGATCGGGTCGCCGTCCTTGCCGGACATCTCAACCGCCTGCGTGGACTTGCCATAGCCGCGGTCAAGCAACTCTTTCGCCGCCGCGATCCGAGCCGAGTCGTTCTCGCTCGTCGTCAGGATCGTGGCAAGCATCGCTATCGCTTCCGGCGCGTGGTTCTGTGCCAACGCCCGTATGTCTGCCGTGATCTTGTTCGGCGTGCCCCTGACCCGGCCGCCGGTTTTCACACCTTTAGCCATGTGTCTAATTCCGTCTAAATCAATCTACTTTTGAGGGTGCGCGCTCACGCCCTGTCTGTGTTCTGCGTAGCTGACCTACGCGGAGCGGAGCGCGCGAAAGAGGGTTGCCGCACCCGGCGCGACCAGAGTTCCCTTGCGGGCGGAGTGATCGCTTCCTCGACCTGTGCGGCTGACACTGTTGTCCCACCTGTGCCTGGGGTGATGTCTTAGTGCGCTGCCCTGCCGCGCGCCATGATCTTGGCTGCGGCCTCGAACAGGTCGATCAGTTGGTCATCTTCGTAACAGTCCGTGCGGGCTGCTATCTGCTTCGCCGCGTCCTCGCCCATGTCGATCGCGCCTGTTGCGTACATGTGGCTCATTGCGACCGCCAGCGCGTCGCAGAGCGTGTCGATGTCGGCGTGAGGGTCGATGCGACTCATGCCATCCTCTGTCCGCGGAAATACGCCTTGCCGTCATCCCGCACCGAGCAGAACTCAGGCATCAGCAATTCGCCATCGCGCCACGTCAGCACCGCAAAGCCGCTCTGCCAGTTCGCATTGCGCCCGGTCAGGTAGTGGAACTCGTCTTGCTCGGGATCGGCCAGCATGCCTGTCTCGATGCCGTAGCGCAGTTTCCCAAACCCGCGGAACTGGACGCATTGCAGGCGGTGCGTGTGGCCGGTGATGATGTGATAGCCGGCGCCCTTCACCACGTTGTTGTAGGCGGCATGCATCCCATTGGCGACGCTGTGGATAATCACAGTGTCGGCGTTCACGTCGATGCGATAGCTGTCTTTCCACGCCGGCAGATGGTCGGCCAGCGCAAAGCCTGCGATGCCCTCGTATTCCGGTGCGGCGTGAGCCAGGCGGCTGTCGAACCGGATGTCGTGGTTGCCGATCGTGCGAAGCAGCTTCATGCCTCGCGCGGCGCCCTCGATGTCGCTTAAGCGCTCGCGGACGGCTTCGAGCTCGTCCTTGACGCTGTACGTCTTCTGCCAGCCGATGCGCGCGTGCTTGCTGATACGGGCGCCGTCGAGCAAGTCGCCATTCAGAACGACGGCCTTAACGTCGCCGGCATGTTCCGCGATCACGTTGCAGAACGCCTTGTGCGCGGTCGTGATGAGCTTCGGCGAGTAGTGAGCGTCGGAGCCGATGACGATCGAGCCATTGCGGATCGCCAGCGTGTTGATGACCTTGTTCTCAGCGATCGTCAGCTCGACGTCACGCTTTGCCTTCAGGCGGTCGCGGAACGTGCTTTCTGCGATGCCGTGCGCCCGAGCTGCTGCGCGAATGCTGCCGTGTGTGTCGACGGCCTTCTGAAAGTCGATCAAGCAGCCTCCAATGACTGAGCGCCCGCAATGCGGTTCGTCGCAATAGCGAAGTAGCTGGGATCGCGCTCGATGCCGATGAACTTGCGGCCGGTGTTGGCGCATGCGACGCCGGTTGTGCCGCTACCCATGCAGTTATCAAGCACCGTGTCGGCTTCGTTCGTGTAGGTCCGAATGAGGTATTCCATCAGAGCGACGGGCTTTTGCGTAGGGTGGACCGTGTTCGTTTCGCTCGCAAATTCGAGAACGCTTTTTGGGTATCCCTTGC